AGCGTCTCGGGTACGAGAATGCCACCGGCAGAGGGCGTACCCACGGACTGTGCCCGCAATTCGGTCATGTCGTCGTTGACGATGCCGGTCTTCACCCATTCGCCGAAAGCACGCTCCAGAGTGTCATCGGCCTTCGCGGTAGCGACGTGCACGCCGACATGATTGGCCGGGGTCACGTAGGACTGGTGACGGGCGCGGAACTGCTCGGTGTCGTTGGCGCGCTTGAGCTGTGCCTCAAGGTCGGTGACGCTGGTGAACTCTTCATCGGTCAGCGAGCGGGGCTCGGCTGCGGAGTTCAGTTCGGCGAGCTTGGCCAGGATCTCTTCTTTGGTCAATTGGATACCTTCCGGTAGTTGTGGGCCGCAAAGCGCGCCCGAAACAGTTGCGTTCGGCCGTCGATAGCCGGTGTGGGGATGTCTGCGAGAGATCGCAGCTGGACCGATGTGCCGGCATAGGCGGGCCGGGACACCGGGGATACTTCGATGAGGCGGGCCACGCTCACGTGCGTACGAAGTTCGCGCCCGTCGGGGACGTATCCCCAGTCCTCTTGGCCGGCCACAAAGCCGAATGACATTCCGGTCAGGTCACCGCGGGTAACAAGCTCGCGAAGGTCGCGCCCATCGGTGGTGTCTGGAATGTCCAGCTCGAAATGTAGGCCGGTGGTATCGGTGCTGAGCCGTAGCGTGCCACTGCCCTGCCGGCCCAAAAGCCTTGAGCTGTCGTGCTGGTAGTACGAACGCACATCGGTAGCCGGATCGGCTAGCACGCCATCGAATGCCGTGGGCGCCAGCGTCTCCAGATACGAACCGAAATCGGCGTACTGACCGAACACCGAGGCGTAGCCGGTGAGTTTGTTACCGGCGATCTCGGACCGCAATTCGACTGCGCGGAGTTGAATGTCACTCACCTGCGGGTGCCTCCGGTTCTGGTGCGGGTGCGGCCGACTTGAGTTCGTCGCCGCCCTCGATGGGTGGCAGGTTGCGAATCTTGCGCGCCTCGTTGACTGTCAGCAGTCCGCCCTTGACCTGCTCCAGCAGTAGCCGGATCTCGGTTTCAGGGTCGGGTTGCACGAACGCGGTGTAGTCGAACTCGGCCTTGCGGCCGGTCGGCATTGGTGCGTTCAACAGTCGGGTGAGACGCTGCTGAATCCGCGTGGTCCACAACTCCAGGTTGTAGCGGGCCAGTCCGCGATTCTGCTCGGAAACGCCAGTGCCCCAGCTTGTTTGCTTGTCGGTCTGGGCTAGCAGATGCGGCGGGACACCGTACCAACGGGCAACCTCTTCGATCTGGAACGCTCGCGATTCCAACCACTGGGCATCGACGGGCGACACCGACCATGGGTGAATGCTCACTTTGCGGTTGATGAGGGCGATCTGGCCGGCATTGGCTTCGCCCGCGGCCTTGCGGTCCAGGCCCTCTTTGACCAGCTTCGCCTCCTCCTCGGTCATCTTCTCTTCGACCGTGGCAATAGCAGACATCAGCGCGCCGTCCTTGAACAGGCGTGCCGCAGAGCGTTCACCCGCGATGGACGTTGCGAAGCTCTGGCGTGCCAGAGTAAGCGGTGACAGTCCTTTGATGCCGTCAGTGGATAGCGCCGGAATGTGCACCATCGACCGGTCGTCAAAGTCTTGAGTCTTGCCGTCGCTGAGAGTGACCCGGTAGAACTTGGTGCCGTCCTTGAGCCGTTCCACCGCTACCGCCGACGGGTGGATCGGCTGTAGGCCGAGGATCTGGCCAGCGCCGCCGAAGATCAACGCACAGTAGGCATTGCCCCATAGCAGCAGATGGGCCAGCACGGTCTCAGTCCACTCGTACGGGGTGAGTCCGGTAGGCCCACCTGGAGAGTCCAGCCACGAGGGAACGCGCGACCTGGTGCCGTCTGGGCCGTCCTGGATAGTGCGCAGTGGCAGGGTGGCGATGGTGCCGGCGATGAGGGCGACCGACCGGTAGACGGCCGACAGACCGAGCGCCGAGGATTCGGAGACTGTGACGCCGGCCAATGTAGGCGAACTACCGAATAGCGCGAACGCGGCCGGGTCGGCAATGCTGATCGAACGTTCTTCGGTTGGTGGTTCGTAAGGTTCCGGTACGCGGAACCAATCAAGCCAACTCAAATAGGTTTCTCCTAAAGGACAAAGGCGGGCGCCTTACTGGGGGCGGGCTGGGAGGCGCGAGCGTGGCACATAGCAAGGGCCGCAGCGGCGTCAATCTTCCCGCGGGACTTCTGTTTTGAGAGCATGAAACCGCGCTCGTTGGGCCGCATGACTGCGTTGAGGATCTGCCGTGCGTACAGCTCGTCATCGTCATGAGATATGTCGCCCTTGACGATTGCCTCGTACAGTGCGACGTAGGCCGGTGACATCCGCTCAATTGACTGCGGGAACTCCACCATCGGCAGACCCTCATCGGCCAGCATCTGGCCGGGAACCTCGAATAGCCGCGGGTCGTAAGCGCACTCCTGCAGGTCGTACAGCTCGTGCAAGTCGCGCAGATATTGCATGACCTCGGCCAGGTCGATTGACTCATCCTTGTTGGGAACCCACACCCGAGCCTTGGTGTGCAGCTTGCCGTCTGGCCGGCGCTGGCCAATGACTACGGCGGTGGTGTCGCGCTTGAGTCCGATGTCGATGCCGGCCCACGTAGGTTCATCCGACTTGAATCGGTAGTGGCCGGTGAGCTTCGACCACACGGTGCGGCCATCGGGACCGAGCCAACAGTCAGTGCCGTCGACCCAGCGACCCAAGTGGAAGATCTCAAAGTGCGACAGCGGTGACATTTCAATGGCCACCTGCAGCGCGTCAATGGACTGGTAGCCGGCATCGAGAGCCGGGCAGGCGATCCGCCACGTCGCCTCATCGCGCGGGTCCAAGCCTTCGGGCGCGGCGTACTCGGTGAAGCTGAAGCCGGGCGGACGCTTGCCGTCCATCCACGCCTCGCGCAGATGCCACAGCGCCGATTTCTCTTTGTCGAACCCCGGCGTACCGATGCCGATGCACACCGAGCGCGACCGCTTGCCCGAGGCCAACACGAGCGACGACCACGATTCAATGGGCTGAAAGCCAATCTCATCGCACACCGCGATGGGGCCAGGGTCGGCACCCTGCAGGCCATCGGGGTCATTGGCCACCGGGAAACAGACGCCGCCGTTGTAACCCACCGTAAACCGGCTGTCACCCACGGCCGAGAAGATGATGGCGCGGCTATCAAGCTCAGGCTCGGCGCGCACCATCGCCACGGCCACGTCATAGACAGAGCGCTTGGCCTGCTGCACTGTCGTGGCCATCACCGGCACCTGTGGGGCGCCGTCCTCGTACTTGTCGAACGTCGCCCATACCGCCAGGGCGGCAAGCAACGTGCTCTTACCCTGGCCACGAGGGCAGGCCAGGATGCCCTGCCGCACTCCGGGGGCCAGGACGTCGGCGATCCAGTCCCGCTGGAACTGGGCCAGCTTGAGTGGTTGACCGAACCCGTGACCCTTTGGCGATCTCAGGTAGGTCTCAATGAACCGGACGGCACGCTGTGCCGGGTCGGTCGGATCGAAATCCTTAGTGCGCCGCCAGCGGTACCACGGCGGCTCGGATAGGTCGGCGTAGCGCGAGCGCGCGTTGCCATTCTTAGCTACAGACAAACGAGAATTCCCCTCGGAATGAATATGGGATGTATGGATATGCACGGCCGGATCGGCTTTGTAAGCGTGCGAAACGGGGCCGCGTCGAACAGGCGCGATGGGTTGCGAACTTTTCGGCCCCTGTCCTGCGGTTATGCAGCGGGGAGGTCGCATCGATCACTGATCTGCAGTGATGCGCCAGCACTCGTCGGCTAACCCGATGAATGACTATTCATCGCCATGAATGATGGCCGAATGTCGTATCGAACTGGGCGTATGGGAACGCGAACGTTTCCGCTGGCCTCGCCGGGATGCTGCAATAACATCGCGTGTCATGGATATTGGCCCAATTGTTGTAGGCCTCGGGGTGCCGGTCGTCAGTTTCCTGACCGGCCTAGCCGCTACGGGTGTCACACAACTTGACCGACGAGCGCGGTTGCGGCGTGATCTTGCCTTGTTGAAGGAGTTGCCCGAGGATGCAGATTCGAGACAAGAGTTGCTTGAGAACGTGGATCGCAGGGTGGCGGCAATGATTCAGCGAAACGCTCGGCCATCGAAGCGTCAAGCCATATGGGAGAGGGTGTCGGCTACACCACTGCGCCGAACCTCTTTCGTCCTATTCTGCTGTTCCCCTGCGTTGTTCGCAGGTTATGCGCTTCTACTTTTCGCAGATCCGAAACTCGTGGTCCCATCCCTTCCGCCTATCGATCACCTGTTGCGTTGGATCGCATTGACTCTCGGATGGACACTGTTGGGGTTAGTTGCGTTGATGTATACATTCATGTTCGCCGTGTTGATCTACATCTATGTCCGCGGCGGCGTCAAGGCCCTGGTTGGCAAGGCTCCGGTACCGTGAGCCTCGGCCGAAGCGAAAGTTAAACCCCCTTCGGTTACGGGTTGCCTACGTGCGGTCCCGCAGGCCGGAATTGCACGCGATGCATGCCGGCAGGNNCTCTCGGCCATGCCGGTGCAGCCCGGTCGACGTAGCTGGCACGGGCCAGTGGGCTTGGGTAGGGCGCGGTACTCGCGGGAGTCGTATCCGGCGTTGCGCTTTGCCCGGTGGCAGGTATGACACCGGCTCGCTGTGGTCAGCCGGCCACAGTCAAGGCAGGGACGCTTGATCACTCGTCATCATCAGCGGGCGAGTTGAACACCGCTGCGGTTCTGTTCCATACGTCGAACGCGGGAGTGGCGCCGTGTTCTTCGTCCTCACCGCGGCCATGGATGATCGTGGCGACCTTGGCGGGGTCGTCGGTGCTGACGATGCGGGCCACACGGGTGGTACGGCCGAGCTTCTTGTACTTGGTTCGGCGCACTTCCAGGCTGTCGCGGAAGGTGCCCTCGTCCTCGGGGGCGATGGCTTTCGCCACGTCTAGCACGTCATCGGCGATCTCGTAGAGGTTGGCGCGTAGGTCTTCGTTGGCGGCGAATGCTTCGCGCATGGCCTTGATAAATTCTTTGTCTTGCTTTGCCATTCGAGCCTTTCGGGAATAGCGAAGGGCCGGAACTCGTGTGAGTTCCGGCCCTTCGAACAAATTCGACTTATCCCGCGGGGAGTTGTGCGTTGGCGGTCTGCCAGGCCAGTTCCTGCGGAATCTGCTGGGCGTTGCGGTCCGGGGCGATGAACCGTTCGATGTTGACGGTCGGCCCCTGGCGTCCAGGCTGCTGCGGCGGCTGTTGCTGATTCTGCTGCGCGTTCGGATCGACCTTCGAATCCTTGTCCTGCTTGCCCGCCGTACCGATACCAGCAGGCTTAGCGCCAGCCAGGCCACCAGCGATTCGGGTCAACCAGCTTGCGCCAGCGGCATTCCCACCGCCGTCAGGATCGGATACCCCGAAGGTTTCTTGTAGCCCTTGAACCGCAATGCCGGCAGCTTGCCCACCGAACGCAATCGTGCGCTGGATGGCCTTCTGCGCTATGTCGGCTGCCGCTTGGGCCACAGCACCACTGCCGGGGGCGAACATGTTGGCGCCCATGCCGGCGGCGCCCGACGCCAAACCCATCGCCATGCCAAGGAATCCCGATCCAAGCTGACCGCCGCCTTGCGGTGTCCAGTTCGGCGCCGCTTGCTCTGACGGCGTAGTCGGGGCGTAGGACGGACTTACACCACCCTGGGCGAACGCCTGCGGCATACCGGCACCGGGCAGCATCGAACCACCGCCCGGGACCGTGCCGGGGGCCGGCAATGCAGCGTCCGGCTGACCGTATGGGGTGACCGAAGGGGTTGCACCCTGTGGCGCCCACGAGGCGGTAGCGTTCGGCATGGCCCCTGGGGTTGGAATCGCGGCCGACTGACGCGTATGGACGTGATTCTGGTGGGCACCAAGGTCACCTGCGAAGTAACCCGGTTGCGGCACGCCGCCGGC